CACTGTTTATTGAAAACTCACAAGGTGAAAAATTTAAGTTCCCTCATAGATATATGGCGGGAGCAAAAGCGATGGCGATGCACGTCAACGAAGGCGGTACTCCGTACGATGCTAAGGGCGAAGCAATCCTAGCATTATGTGAAGAGATCGCTGATCTTAACAAGTTTGTAAGACATGTTAAGAATAATAATCTAGTAAATGAAACGAACGGTGATATTGTCGAGGCAGTTCAATCCAAACTTGCTGGTTACAAAAACACCATTAATAGTTTGTCAACTCAAAGAGGTTATAACAATTTTCAAGTTCAAGAGAATATTGAAGAAATCGACGAAAATAGTGTTGACATTACAGAAAAATTCCTGTACAATACTTTTACTACTGAAGATTTAAATACAATTTTAAGTAAGGTTGGACGTATTGTGGCAGAAAACAGAAGAGAATCTGAAATACATAAAGAAGCCTTGCAACGTGTTATTGAAATTATCAATAGCAAGCAAGATTTAAAAATTAGTTATGATGAGAATGATCCAGACCATCCAAATAATGCTAAGACAAAATTTGCATTTGGCGCAGATGGCGACGTTGCAAGGCTTAATATGTTATTAGGTTTTATTGCAAGCAATACTAAAAATGATGACTTGTGGAATGCATTACATGTATTAGCAGATGGTATGGTACATCAAATGTCAAATGCATATCAGGAAGTTGTTAAGAAAATTGTAGATTATTTGGTGAAATCAGCAAATGTTACTAAAGAAAGTCAAGTTGCTGTTTCATTAGATGAAGATATTGTGTTAGAACTTCGTAAAAGAATTTCTTAATAATATCAAAAACTTAGGCAAAAAAGTGCTTGACAGTAGGCACTATAATATGTATACTGTATAGGCTAACAAAGGCAAAAAGTAGTTAAGAGCTACACTTACAAAGTGATACATCGAGTATCGCTACTAATAGAGGCTAATATAGGAGAAAACATTATGGCATCTTTGGCAGAAATCAGAGCAAAATTGCTCGAACAAGAAAATCGTTCTACTACTAGAACATCCTCAGGCGGCGGCGACAACGCAATTTTCCCACATTGGAATATCCCAGAAGGTTCATCAGCAACCTTACGTTTCCTACCAGATTCGGATGAAAATAACACGTTCTTTTGGAAAGAGCGTCAAATGATTCGTCTCGAATTTCCTGGTGTTAAAGGTGGAGACGAACACAAATCCGTAACGGTTCAGGTTCCATGTGTTGAAATGTGGGGCGATAGTTGTCCAATCCACGCAGAGATTCGTCCTTGGTTTAAGGATCCTAGCATGGAAGAACTAGGTCGTAAGTATTGGAAAAAGCGTTCGTATATTTTCCAAGGCTTTGTAACACAAAGCGATCTACAGGAAGAAACAGTTCCTGAAAATCCAATCCGTAGATTTGTTATTAGTCCACAAATCTTTAAGATTATTAGTCAGGCACTTATGGATCCTGACTTTCCTGAAATCCCAACAGATTATGAGCAAGGCACAGACTTCCGTATTATGAAGTCTACTAAAGGCCAGTATGCAGATTACTCAACATCAAACTGGGCAAGACGTGAGCGTTCACTAAACCAAGAAGAACGTGATGCGATTACCACACACGGTTTGTTTAATCTTAACGACTTTTTGCCAAAGAAGCCAAGTGCTGAAGAGTTGGGAATCATCTTCGAAATGTTTGAAGCAAGTGTAGATGGTCAGTTGTATGATCCAGCACGTTTTGGTGATTACTATCGTCCATATGGAGTTGAGGCTCCAGGTAATCGATCAGCAGCTCCTGTAGCGGCTCCGACACCTGCTCCAGCACCAGTAGCAGAAACTCCTGCTCCAGTGGCTACACCGGCACCCGCTCCTGCTCCACAGCCAGAGCTTGTTGCTGAAACAGTGGCGGCACCAGCAGGCGGTCAAGAAAAAGCAAGTGCTCAGGACATTCTAGCAATGATCCGTAATCGTAAAGAATCTTAAGGAGAAAAGAAAATGAAACTATCTAAACTCGCAAAAATTAATGAGTCATACACTATCTATCGTTACGACAACGGCTTCCGTTTTGAAGCAAGTGGTCGTGATGCTGAGAATGAATGGAAGAATGTAAATCTCATTATTGCAGACGAAGAAGATCTTCTTGAAGTCATTAAAGAAGCAAATTCAATGGAAAAGGATGACTAAACATGGCTAGACCTTTTGATGTAAGCAAGTTCCGCAAAAGCATCACAAAGGCAGTACCAGGTTTAAGTGTAGGCTTTAATGATCCAGATACTTGGATTAGCACAGGTAATTACACATTAAACAAACTTATCAGCGGGGACTTCTCAAAAGGAGTCCCCCTCGGTAAGGTAACGGTACTTGCTGGTGAAAGTGGTGCGGGTAAATCCTACATTGCGGCAGGTAACATTGTAAAGAATGCACAAGATCAAGGTATCTTTGTTGTTCTTATTGACAGTGAAAACGCACTAGACGAAAAATGGCTACATGCTCTTGAAGTAGATACTAGTGAAGAAAAACTTCTTAAACTTAACATGAGTATGATTGACGATGTTGCTAAAACAGTAAGTGACTTCATGAAAGATTACAAAGCAGAATATGCTGATAAGGATAAAGAAGAACGCCCTAAGGTATTGTTTGTGGTAGATTCATTAGGTATGCTACTTACACCAACAGACGTGGATCAGTTCCAGAAGGGAGATATGAAGGGTGATATGGGTAGAAAACCTAAGGCACTTACTGCTCTTGTTCGTAATACTGTGAATATGTTTGGTGAATACAATGTGGGTATGGTATGTACCAATCACACATACGCATCGCAAGATATGTTTGACCCAGATGATAAGATCTCAGGCGGCCAAGGCTTTATCTATGCGAGTACTATTGTTATTGCTATGCGTAAACTTAAACTTAAAGTAGAT